ATCGGTAGGCCATGGCTTCGGCGCTGTTGAAGATGGTGCTGTAAACACCAGTACCGCCTATCTAACAAACGCCGCTACTATCCCCGCTACCGGTGCGCTGGTGGTAGGTAAGGTATATGTGGTATTGGGCGGCACCGTAACTTACAATAGCGATGATTACCTGCCAGGTGAAAGCTTTACTGCAGTATCCGGGCATCTGTCATTTACAACTGCGGATGGGGGATATGTGGTTACTAACGCCGTGCCTGTAGGCAGCTTAACCCCTGCTTATGTAGCTGCATTAGGCCGTAAACAATATCTGTTCCTGCGCACATGGTTTAATCACGGTGGTTTTTACTGGAACGACGGGGCGACCTGCGAAGTGTCTACCAAACAACTATCTACCCAGGAATACAACCGTGTAGCCAACAAGCTCAGCGCAGATGCCCTGACGTTCTTCATAGACGAGATGGGCAAAAACCTGCCACTTGATGTGAAGACAGGTAATGTAGACCAGGGTTATTTGAGTGGCAAGCAGGCACAGTTCTACCAATCATACATCGGGCCGATATCTACCAATGCCGGCAGCGGTGATTTGACAGATGGCGCGATACTGATAACTGGGAATAACTTCAATGTTACGAAAACATTGGATTTCACTATCCGCATAGTGCCTACCCCGATATTAGGAGCCGTTAACGGTACTATACGATTTACCTCAACACTATAAGAACATGAACTTAAATCAGTTAATCATAACATCGGCCGATTATAAGATTATCCTTATAGTGCCTACCGCTACCGGCTCAAAAACATTCCCATTGCTTACCGTCGATTCTATCGATTGGGAAGATGCATCGGAGAACGAAGACATCTACGCGGTTGGCAGCGAAGACCCTATCGGCAACAAAAGCAACGCCAATAAGTACAGTGGGAAGATTAGCCTGGAGGTAGGTGAATCGAACGCGTTGCTTCAGATATGCGGGTTCAATTCCGCTATCCGTATCCGTAACGCTACGTTGGCCATTACCGCAATCGTAGGTGGCTATGCTAAGGTTTACAATGCCGTTAACATCAACCGCGATGCATCGGGCACCAAGGCCAAAGATAAAAGCTCTATGACTGCATGGGATTTCAATGCCGTGAGCTTAACTTAATAACAAATTCATAAAGAACCATGAGCGAAATTCAGACTTTTAAAAAAGAGATTACATTCTTAAGCAAGGTATTTAATTCCGACCCGCAGATAAATGCCTTCGAAACGGTTGAAGTAACTAAAGAAGTTACTTTCCGTGATTTATCGCGCACCGACCGCAGCCAGGCTAAGCTTCATTTCATGCTGATATCTATCTTCGAGCAAAAGAAAAAGGATGATGAAATCGATGAAAGCGATTTATCCAACGGGCTAAAGGTAAACAGCGATATGCTGGTAGATATTACCGTAAAGGCAATCAAAACCCTGCTGATAGTTGGCGAGGGCGACGTAACCGAAGCCGAAAAAACAGAGATACTGAATGATACCGTAGCTTTATTCTCCTTTGGTTGGTGGTTTATGAATGAGAAAATCACCCCTTTTTTTGTGGTGTTGATATCGGCATTAAACAACCAGGGAAAAAAACAATCGATAGGACCGGATTCAACGGTGAAATAGAATTTGTAAACAACAACCACGATAAGGCTTGTGCCGAACTCATCGCCCGCGACCCTGTCTTATTTCAAAAGACAATGTTCCGGGCGTTTTTGCATTACAGCAAAAAGGAAGTTGACCGCATGACAATACAGGAGTACATCGATAGCACGATACTGCTGAAAGAGGCACTCAAATTATTACACGCACCATACGCAAAACACGATTGATATTATGCCATCAGATTATGGTTTCCAGGTAAACGTAGGCGGCAACAGCGTGCAGGCCATGCAGGGCATAGAGGCAGAGATAGCCAAAATGGCGGCGCAAGCAGCATCGGCCCAGCAAAAGGTAACGCAGAGCTTCTCACAGATGGGTAGCAGCATATCCGGCACGCTTAGCACCATCGCGGCGGCTACCGGCGTGGCGTTCGGGCTTAGCGGGGTGGTGGCCTTTGCGAAATCGGTAGTTGATGCCGGTAGTAAAGTAGAGAACGCCCGCACCGGCCTGACTACGCTACTGAAGAATTCGGCGGAGGCTGGCATGGTTATCAAAAACACGATGCAGGATGCTACCACAACCCCCTTTGCATTCGAGGGATTGTTAGCCGCCAATAAGGCCCTG